GAGTAGTAGGCCAGTTCGGTGCCGTGGGCGAGGGCCATGGAGTTGGCGAGGTGTTCAATCCGGGAGAACGTGCCCTCGATGCCGCCTGGGGGATCGAAGTGGAGCAGGTTGGTTATGATCGAAGCCATGCCTTTGTGGTCCCGACCGGTGCCGATGCAGCCCCAGGAGACATGGCACGAACGAAGGTCAACGCCGGTGGCGGAGAACAGGGCATCGGAGTTGGAATGCCAAGGCCCGCGGAGTTCGAGGATGGTTCCGTCGACGAGGCGGAATGGGATGATTGCGCCACCGAAGCCTTGGCTTCTTGGGCCACCCTCGACGTAGATATGGGCCCCGGCATCGGGCAGGTCGTCGTTGTAGAGGTAGCGCAAGCCGGTACGGGCGGTGTGGAGTTTGAACGGCCGAGACACGGCTTCGGCTTGGCCGGAGATCGTGCTGTGGGTGGGAGTGGTGAACTGTCCGCCGAGGGTTAGGGTTTCCATTTGAAATGCTTTCCTTTGGGTTTGCTCTTGGGGGAGATTAGCACTTGGGAGAGCTTCGTGCCGAGCAGGTTGTCGAGGTCGTGGAAGAGGTAGGAGATGTTTTCCAAGGTGTCCGCTTCGGGGCGCCAAGGGATAATCACCACGCCAATGTATTCGAGTTGGCCATTGGCACGGATGGGGAAGACGGAGCGCTTGGGCATGGCATCTAGCGGAGTTCGATGGAAGGAAGGATCGAAGTCGGCTTGAAGGTGACGCGGTAGAAGTACACCCCCACCTTCGCCGGCTCGATTTGTTCGGAGAAGTAAGTGACGTTATCGGACAGGCCGAGGTAGTGTTTCTTGAACTGGCCCTCGCCGACCTTGCAAGTCACCGCGAGCTTTTTCTCGCTTTGCTGTTGCGAGCAAAGGCCCTCGATAGTCAGCATGTAGTCGTTGGTGATGCCGTTGTAGAACACGATCCGGCGATTGATCCGGAAGTTATCCGCGTCTTGCGAGAGGTTGTTGGAGGCGATATCCGCGTCGTTAGCGCAGGCGCCAAGGGATAGTACGAGAGCGAGTAAGGCAAGGCGTTTCATGGCATGACTCCTGAGAGGGGGAAAATCCTGGAGGGACCGGACATGGCCCCTCCAGTAGTCTGCCCCTAGGCGGGGGGAGGAAGGGTGCCTAGGGGGAACCGAAGGGATCAGGACTGATGCGAAGCTCTGGAGAACGCATCGGGCCAGTTCGGATCAATCCCCGATCGGCTCGGGTTCGGCCCAAGGGCTACCCGGTCCGTCGAGGGCGAACTTGCAGAGGCTGGTGCATCCTCGCCAGCAGTCCCGGACTGTGCGCCAAGGGACGACGACGCAGTAGGGTCCGAGGACACGCTAACGCCCTCGCCAAGAGGTCCACTCGCATCGGCGAGAGGCTTGGCATTCGGGTCGGCCACATCGGTGGACGGGCCAGATCCAGTCAATGTGGCATAGGGCTCCCCCACGCTGAACCCTGCGCTGAAGCCGGACTCGTCATGGACCACCTGCTCGCCAGCGAGGGCATTGTTGGGCGAGGCACTCTGCACCATGTAGTTCGGCGTGTCACCACTCCCCTCGAAGGAGCTTATCCCGCCAGTGGAAGAACCCATGGCCTCGGATTGGAGAGATAAGGCTTCGCCGGCGAAAGGGTGGTGGGGTTCCATCGTGGTGGGGACGAAAGGAGTCTTGGCCTCAGCAAGCTCATTCTTGAGTTGGCTAGTTTCTATAGAGGCCGCCTCAAGGCGATGGTTGAGCTTGTCGATCTGCTCGCAGAGAGCAATGCGGTCGGCCTGAAGACTCAATCGCTCCTGTCGTTCCCCTTCTGGGACCACAGCCAACGCCTCGCCGCCTGACACCGCTGCGATAGTCTGGAGAGCCTCCTGCACGTGGTTGCGTAGCAGCGCAAGCATTGCCGTAGCCTTGTCGCCCTCTTCGGCAGCAAGGCGAAAGGTTTCGTCTCGCTCGGCCTCCACCTCGCGGATCTTCCGGGTGAGGCTGACCTCGCTTTGCTTGAGGTTGTGAATGTGGAGTTCGCGGTTGGCCACGGTCTCCCCAAGGCGATGGATGTGGCCTTCGTGCTCGCGGATGGTTGCGAGGAGGACGGGTTCGTTGTCGAGGGCACGTTTGGCCTCGACCATGGATTGCAGAAAGTTGTTGATATCATTTGTCATGGCATGTTCTCCGTGGGGCTTGACCCGAGGGGCCTTCGCCCAGGTGGGGAAAGGAAAGGCAAGGGCGATCCCAGGATTGTAAGGCTTCTCCGTTTCATCACCTAGGCAGCGTTCAATGGGGGCCTTGCGGGCCGTACCATCTATTAACCCGGCCAGATTACTGCGGTCTCTGCGTTCCTGTTGCTCGCCCCTGTTGGGACTGCTGGTCCCGAAGGGGTCCGAAGGGTACTTACGTCTTTCTTGGCGACCTAGTTACCCTTCGATTGACTGGTAACAGTTCGACTATCAGGAGCATCCATGTATTCATTTGACCATCGCCCGTTGAACCAGTTGGGGCTCTGCTCGAACTGAGCCTTTGCCCATATGATGCCTTCCATACGGCTTTCAAACGGACCGTAGTGTTGGCTGCCTCCGGTATTTAGAAACATGGTTACGAAATACATGGTGTTTCCCTCCTGTCAGTGCGCGGTCTGACCCTGGGGCTTCTGCCTCGGCGCGACCTTCCCAGCTTGCGCTGCGGAGAGCACCGCGTCCTTGGCCTTGGCCTTGGGCTTCGGCGGGACCTTCGGCTTGGCCTTGAGGGTTTCGTCCGCAGTGCGCTCACCGAGCATCTTGCCGACGTTGAGACCCTTGATGGGCAGTTCAGCCCGAGCCTTGAGGTTCGCTTCCGCGGTGTTGTAGAGATCCGGGTTGTCTTTCAACACGTCCTTGGCGAAGGCAGTAAGCTCCTTCGCGTCGAATGCGCTGATCTTATACCCGTTGTCCTTCAGGGTTTGCTTCACGAGGGCCTTTGCGAGCCGCATGGCCTCGGTCTGCACAGCACCGGTGCGCTTGGAGGTGGCCTTCGCACCCTTCAGATCGCCATCGTACATGGCCTGAATGGTCTTCAGGGCCTGTTCGATGACCTCCGCAGAGCGCTTGGTCTTTTCCTCGCCTTCGAGCTTGGTGAGCCCTGCGGCGATCTTGGACATGCCGATCTTGTTGATCAGCGCATCCAATCCCGCCTGGAAGATAAAGGTGTAGACCTCCTCGTCGACGATCCGAGAGGGAACCACATCCACTTCCCCAGCCCCGCCCTTGAGTTTGACCTTGAGGGTCACAGGGGCCGCTTCGCTTTTGTCAGTCATGCTATAGTCCTTTGTCTGACGTTGTGAGTAGGCGCTGAGGACTGGTCCGGGGACCTTCGCCTGCTGGCCTCTCAACGCCCCGAGCCCAGTAAGCCATCGCTGGCTGCTGGGCAATATTGGGAGGTGTGGTGTTGGGTGCTCACCCTCCCAATATGTTGCGTCATTACAACGCAATGGTCATAGCGGGCCTCCTTGTTGGACTGGTGTCCGGGGAAGCATAGCCTCCCTGATGGCCCAAGCCGGGTAGGCCCGAAGGCCGCCCGGCGTAGGCGCTATGTTGTTGGGATCTAGTCGACCCAATCTGCATTCAACGCCATGAACTCCTGAACGAAGGCGTTGAACACCTGTCTGAACTTGTCATCGCCAACGCTCGCTATCGTCAGGGCTTCGTAGATCAATTGCATATGATCCGCGCCCTTGGCCATCCCTGCGGCCCAGTTGCCCTCAAGGCGAAAGCGAGTGCTATCGCTTATGGTTCCGCTCGGGCCGGGAAGGCGTTCGAGGGATAGCTCGCCGGGGATGTAGGTGAAGTTAGTTGTCTCGATTGTCATTGGCATGGCTCCTTCTGGTGGATGGTGCAGTGTGCGCCCATCGGCGCCGAGTGTCAAATCACGATTTCGTGAAGCCCCTGGGGTTGGGGGTGGGCTGCGGGAGCATGGAAGACTCAGGCCCCATGCGTTTATCCAGAGCACGCCAATACTCGGCGCCTTCTGGGGTGCGCTCCCAGATGAACAACGCTGCGAGCATGCTATGGCCATGTGGCATGTGGTCTTGCAGACGCCGGGCAACATCCTCTGGGCTATCCTCAGCGAGCCAACGCTGGAGAATGATGGCCTTCTCGTCGGGGTAATACAGGTCGAGGCATTCGTCAAAGGTCATTCGCTGGGCTCCCCTGCGCCAAACACACTATCCTGACACCCTTGGCACATGCCAGAGATGCCAAATTCCTTCTGTGAGATCGCATCCCTAAAGGGACCAATCTCCCCCTGGCACGTGGGGCATCGTCCTGCATTTAAGGCATTACTACCGCCCACTAGCCTAGCAGCCAGTTGGGTAAACGGACGTGACCTTGGGTCTTGGGTCATGTGGTGTGCTCCTCTTCCGTGTCAGTCGTGATAATAATGCCATTCATTGCGCTCATTGCTGAGCGCAATTTCAATGTCATTGCAAGAGGCACAGTTAGGGCTCTCATACCCTTCATCATCTGGCCCGACCGGTTCGAAGTATTCGCACTCACGCTGCTTGCATTTCCTACAGATGTTGCGTGGCATGCTTCGCCCTCCTCTTGGCCATTTGGCGCTGCTGGCGCGAGATTTGCCTCGTGTTGGCATAGGGCCACCCTGCGGCGAGCCAATAGGCCCAAGCCCGGACTGCCTTAAGACTCAGGCCTTTGCGCCGACCGATCTTATCATTGAGGATGTTATAGCCAAAGCCTTTCATCGCGGGGTGCTCCTAGGCTTGGAGATGCAGAACATAAACGTGAAGCGGCCGATACGAAGGAACCGAAGGCCTCCGATCTTGCGATATGACATGGCCCTAGTCCTCCCCTTGGGGTGGATGCTTTCTGAGATGCGCAAGGCGCTCTTGAAGGGCAATCATTTCGCTCGCGGTGAACCCTGCGGCTTCGCTGAGGGTGTCCAAGGCCAGCTTGGCATCGGTGAGGGTCCAGTAGTATGGGAAGCTGCGATCGGGATCGGCTGAGGGGATGTTGCTTCCGGGCTCGCGTTGCTTGCCGTATAGGGCGGCATAGATCCGCGTTCGGGCATCCTTCCTGGCATAGCGTGCGGCGAATAGCTGGCGCTTGATGGATGTGGTGCTGGCCATAGAGACGAACTCCTGTGGGGTTGGGTGGGGTGGTGCCCTAATGGGCCCGCTTGGGGAAGGTAACGCAGATCACCATGCTTGAGCACTGAGGATAAAGCTCAAGCAAATCGAGCACACTCGTGTCAATGCTATCCGTTGCCACATCAGCGTGTTCAAACTCAGCTTCATCCTTGGGCCCCGTGGTGTTGATTGTGAAGTGGAGGGAATAGCGCGGAGGCATCACAGCCACTCCGGGTAGCAACCGCAGACCTTGAGAAACTGATCCGTCTCCACCGAGCCGTAGTGGCAGCGGGCCATAAGCATCACGTAGTCCCCAACGGCTGTGCTTTGCCTGCCGTCTTCCTTAAGCCAAAGGCTTAGCTGATGCAGGGCATAATCCTTCACCCACCGGTCAGCCTCACGAAGCTCCTCGTGAGTATATCCTTCCAGGCTCTGGGCCTTGTGTATCTCTCTGACCTTGGCTTCATCCATTGGCATGGTCTCCCTTGGGGTTGCTAACCCTCGCATTGTACGATGCAATCGTGGCGAAATTGTGGCGCGATCGATCACGATTTTGTGTGGCGCCGATGGTCAACCCTATTCCATCTATCCGTGGGATACATCCGCTTGACATTGCACTCAAACGTGATCTCATAATCCGCAATGCCCATCAGCTTGGCGTATTCATCCGCCTCGGCCTTAGCATTGAATGGCCCGTGCAAGTCCCCATTGGGATTGGTGCTAATCCATTTCAGTCGGTGTGTCATCAATCCAAATCCCCCGAGCCATATATCTTCCCCTTCACCCCAAGCCCAAGCGTGGCCTTTAGGACTCTGACCTTCTTCCCTGCCATTTTAGAGGGAATGGCCTGAACGAAGCCCTTGTTATAAACCTCCATCCCTCCTGGGGTCTTAATCTCCCAGCACTTCCCCTCGTGGGTCTCCCCAATGACAACCCCCATCTGTGCCCTCTTCCCAGGTGCCTGCGCCCGCACCATCTTACCAATCAACCCAATATCCTCAGTCACCGCTAGATGTTGGCGTGGCGGTTGCCCTACCCGAGCCTTGATCGCCTCCATCATGGCCTTACTCAGGGTCTTCATCTCACCGGTCTCCTCATTGTCCCCCATAGTATCACATCCTGAGGCATTTGTCAACAGCTATTTCTCCGCCATGTTACCCTGATGTCCCTCTGAAGTCCCCCAGATGTCCCCCTGATGCCGATCCCCAGACACCCCCCCTGCCGTGGGTGGCCTATTCTTGGTCTAGGTGCGTTCCTTCGAGAGAGAGAGAAGACAGAGGAGGAGGTCTAATGACCTAGGTCTAGACCTAGAACCAAGAGGGGTCACGAGGGGAAGGGTGTCAGAGGGACCGCATCAGAGTACCATCAGAGTACCATCTGGGGGACTTCAGGGTCACATGGGATGGCGAAGGTTGGCGCTTAGCCAGATCGGCAAGGGATTGGCCCAGTCGATGCTGCACTGCACCCTCTGTCTTACCATGCTGCAACGCACCATCGTTGTAACATTTCGTGATCCTTCGGCCTTAATCGCGCCACAATCGGGGCGCATCCTGCAATCGTCGCCACGGCAACCCGCCAACTGGCGCTACTCCCGGAGATACGAGCATGGCTATCCTCCCGAACCTCTCTCAAGAGAACGAAGCTCTCAAGGCGCAACTGGCCGCGATGGCCGCGAAGCTGGCCGAAGCCTCCAAAGCCAAGCCCATCACGATGAAAGTCACCGCGCCTAAGCCCGACCCCAAGACTGGCGAGATGACCGGCACCTCTGGGGCCATCTCGATCTATGGCCTTGGCCGCTTCCCGATCACGCTCTATCGCGGCCAATGGGAACGCCTGATCGCCGCAGTCCCCCAGCTTGAGGCCTTCATCTCCGCCAACTCCGCCCTCCTCGCCACCAAGGACTAGCCCTGACGATTGAGGCAAAGCCTCATTCCTCATCCCGCAGTGCAGCTACCGCAATGCAACAGGCCCTCCGGCTCAGACCCGGGGGGCCAAAATTCTGTCTTCGCCCGTGGCCGCAGACTTCCTCCCCGCAAAAAATGAGATTTTGTAAATGCGCCCTATTGGAAATTATTATATCGGCTTTTGGTCCGGGAGGTCTAGTGCCGGCTAGTGGGACCCTGGGAAGGTACTGAGGGGTACCGGTTGACAAACCCTGAGGAATCTGATACACTTGGGATAGGATTGCATCTGGCTTAGGAGCTTCGTTGTGGCTACGCCTACCTTGCATCGCGGAAAGTTGGCTCGCGCCCCGAGGGTATTGGGAGTGCGTGCGCTCACGCGGGAGGATATGCTGACGCTCCGCGATCCCCGCCCGCCGCAGGGGAGGCCGAGGGCGATGAGGGAGACGCATCATCGCTTGGCGAGGTTGGTTGCGGCTGGGGTTCCGGTTGGGGAGATCCTTTCCCGCACTGGGTACTCGTCGACCCGGCTTTTGCAGCTGCGGGCCAGCCCGGCCTTTCAGGAACTGGTCACTCAGTACAAGGCCAAGGTCGACGAGGCCTTTGTCGAGGCGGTGGATGAGTTCTATTCCACCGCCACCTCGAACATGCTGCGGATGGAGCGGATGGTTGAGGACCATCTCGATGAGGCTGAGGAGACCCAAGAGCGGATCCCACTCTCTCTGCTGTTCAAAGGCATTGGCGATCGCGCCGATCGCTTCGGCTACGGGAAGAAGACCACCCAGAAGAACGAGATCTTCGACTTCGCTGCGATCATGGAACAATACGGGCGCAGCACGGGCCGGTCCAACGTGATCGACGCGAAGGCAAACTACCGCACCCTCCCAGAGCCGGTGCGGACCGAATCACCTCCGTTGGCCCGGCTGGTCCCTTCGGGGCCTTCGGGGGATGATGGGGGAGAGAATGGCTGACAGGGTTTCTGGCATGGGGCCATTGGCGCCGTTCTCTCTTTCCTTCGGGTTGAGTCTTACATGCCATTGGCTAGGGGAAGGCCGGGGGGATGCATCCAGAGCTAGTTAAATGGCTCACCTCTGTCCGCGATGACCCCTACGCCTGGGTCATGGGGGCGTTCCCTTGGGGCCAACCCGGCCCGCTAGAGGCCTTCTCCGGCCCGATGCCTTGGGCCATCGCACTGATGGAACGGGTCCGCCTCGGGCTCCTCACCCCAGAGGAGGCCATCTGCGAAGCCACCGCTTCGGGCCACGGCATCGCGAAGTCCACCACCGTGGCGCAGCTTGTACTCTGGGCCTTCACCACCTTCCCCGATTGCCGAGGGGTGGTCACCGCGAACACCGAAACCCAGCTGAAGACCAAGACCTGGGCTGAGCTAGGAAAGTGGTTCAACCTCCTCGCGCCAGATATCCGTCAGTTCTTCGAACTCAAGGCCACCTCCCTCCTCTCCCGCGATCCCACCCGCGAGCGCACTTGGCGGATCGATATGATCCCTTGGTCGAAGACCAACCCCCAGGCCTTCGCGGGGCTCCACAACAAGGGCAACCGGCTGATCGTCGTCTTCGACGAGGCGTCGGAGATCGAAGACATAATCTGGGAGACCACCGAAGGGGCATTTTCCGACGCGGACACGCAGTTGATCTGGCTCGCCTTTGGCAACCCCACACGGAACTTCGGCCGGTTCCGGGAGTGCTTTGAAGGCGGTCAGTTCGCTTCGTTCTGGCACACGAATCAGATTGATTCCCGAGAGGTGCCGATCACTAATAAGAAGCGTCTGGATGCCCTGATCAAATCCTACGGCGGCCTGGACAACGACTACGTCCGGATCCGTATCCTGGGCCAGTTCCCCCGCCAAGGCTTGATGGAGTTCTTCTCCGCCTCCGAGATCGATGCCGCCATGTCCGACGAACGGCAGGTTCATGTGGACTCCTCGACTCCACTCGCCCTCGGGGTCGACGTGGCCCGCTATGGGCGGAACAACTCCGTGATCTACCCCCGCAAGGGCCGCGATGCCAGGTCCATTCGTCGCTCGATCTACAATGGCATCTCCACCGTCGAGCTAGCCAACAATGTCTTCGACCACTCGCTCCGGCTCCATTCGGATGGGATCTTCATCGACGGTGGTGGCGTCGGCGGCGGCGTCGTCGACAACTGCCGCGCTAAGTCTATGTACGTTTGGGAAATCCAATTCGGCGCGAAGGATTCCATCACCTCCACCCAGAGCAACACCTCCGGGGAAAAATACGCCAACATGCGTGCCGCAATGGCCGGCGCCTGCCGCGCATGGCTCCCGGGCGGGGCCCTTCCGAACGATTCCGACCTGCGCACCGCGATGCTTTCCATCCGCTATACCTTCAACTCCCGAGATGAGATCCAACTGGTTTCCAAAGAGGAACTCCTCGAAGACAACCCGAACCTCGATCTGGATTCCCTCGATGCGCTTTGGCTCACCTTCGGCGGGCCCTTGATGCCCCATGTCGCTGCCGGTGGGGAAGGGCCCCAGCCCATTCTTCACGTCTCGGAATACGACCCCTTCGATCCAAAATTCATGGAGGCCGCATAATGACCATGCTATCCGGTCCTGCCCAACCCGCCCTGCCCGCGATGCCATCCGCACCGCCCCCGCCACCGGTGTTTGCCCAGGCCCCCCAAGGGCAGAAACCCAGCAAGAAACCGGCCACCCCATCCTACCTGAACTCCTCCGCAGTGCCCGGGAATGACAACGCCGGGGCCGGCAAGCAACTGGTAGGCCAATGATGCCACAGGCCCCAATGCTCCCCCCGGACCAAATGCCCTCGGCCCCCGTTGGCGAGCAAATGGGCGGTGTGTCCCCAGCGCATTACCTAATGGCCGCTGCGGATCTGCACCAATCCGGATCGCTCTCGGCCCCAGTCCCCACAGGCACCCCTTTGCAAACTGGCAAAATGCCTAAAGGCGCCAAGAAGCTGAGGGTTGTCAGATGAACGCCTTGGTCGACCACCGCCAATTCGCCCGCAACACCGACACTGCAACCGCGTCGGATATGAAGCTGCGTGCGTTCCAACAAGGGCGGCTCCTGGGCCTTCGTTCCAACCGCTACTCTTGGTGGACCCACGCCCGGGAGTTGGCCGACTTCATCCTCCCCAGGCGCTACAAATGGCTCATAACCCAGAACCAGCAATCTCGCGGATCCCCAATCAACCAGCATATACTCGACTCCACCGGCACCCTCGCGGCACGCAACCTCGCCGCAGGTATCTTCTCCGGTGTGTGCCCCCCAACCCGCCCGTGGATCAAGTACAAATACGGTCGGATCGACTCGACCCAATCCGGCCCGATCCCGATCTGGCTCAAGCAATGTGAAGAACTCACCTACGCCGTCCTCGCGGCCTCCGGCTTCTACACCTCCATGGCCGTGTTCCTCTTCGACCTCGTGGTCTTCGGCACCGCCGCCCTGCTGATCTACGAAGACTTCGACAACGTCATCACCTGCATCAACCCTTGCTTCGGCGAATACTACGTCGACATCGATGGCAAGTACCGCCCAGTCATCTTCTATAGGGAATTCACCTACACCATCTCCCAAACCGTCGACGAGTTCGGTTGGGAAAACTGCTCCTCGATGATCCAAACCGCCTACGACAACGCCTCGGGCGCCTACCTCACTCGCGAAGTCATCATCGCCCACGCGATCGAACCCAACACGGATCCCGAGAAATACGGCATCCCCGCCCATTTCAAATACCGCGAGACCTTCTGGGAATGGGGTGGCACCACCACCCCCCAGGGCGGCACAATCTCCAAAGGCTTCCTTCGCAAACGCGGCTTCAACGAACGCGCCCACATCGTCGGCCGATGGGACCTAGTCGCCAACGACCCTTACGGCCGCTCCCCAGGCATGGACGCCCTCCCTGATATCAAACAACTCCAACAAGAAACCCGCCGCAAGGCGCAAGGCATCGACAAAGGCATCAACCCGCCCCTCATCGCCGACGCCCAATTGAAAAACCAACCCGCCTCCCTCCTGCCCGGTGGCATGACCTTCCTCCAAGGCATGATGACCACCGGCAACGACGGAATGAAACCCGCCTACGGCTCGTGGAAGCCCGACATCTCCGCCATCGCCGAAGACATCAAAGAAGTCCAAGCCCGAGTCAAAGACACCTTCTACAACAACCTCTTCCAAGTCGCCTCCCAATTCGAAACCCGATCCAACATAACCGCGGTCGAATGGGACATGCGCAAGTCCGAATCCATGGTCATGCTCGGGCCCGTCCTCGATCGCCTCCGGTTCGAAGTCCTCCAGCCCGCGATCGAACGCGTCTGGGGCATCATGTCCCGTGCCCGGATCCTCCCGGCCCCGCCCCCAGAAATCGCCGGGCAAAACATCGACATTGAATTCTTCTCCATCCTCCAAGTCTCCCAGCAAGCGGCCCAAGCCGGCTCCATCGAACGCATTTTCCAAACCGCCTCGACCCTCGCTGGCATCGACCCAGCCGTGACCGACAACGTCGACTTCGACATGGGCCTGGACATCTACGCTCGGCTCCTCGACACCGATCCGCGCATCATCCGCTCCCCAGCCCAACTCACCGCGATCCGACAGCAACGCGCCCAGCAGCAACAGCAAGCCGCTCAGGCCCAACAGATCGAAGCCCTATCCAAAGCCGGCGCCAACGCTTCCAACATCGACGTCGGCGGAGGCCAGAACCTCGTACAAAAGATGCTCGCAGGATGACCCTCCAGCAACACCACGCCACATACATCCTCTCCGCCGTGGACGACCGCGGGCGTAAGTCCACCCGCCGCATTGACATCCACGCCCCATTCGGCGCCGACCCGGCCCAACTCGAAGCCTGGACTGTCGAGTTCCTCCGTGCCCATCCTGAGGCTCGCCTAGTCGGCAAAACCTGGACCCTGGAGTAATGGATGCCTCGAATCGCAAAGACGTCCGGCGAGCAGAGAAGAAGGCAAACCTGGCCGATGCCGCTAGGGTCTCCTACACCCGCCGAATCATGTCCGAATCCCTTGGCCGCCAATGGATCCATGCCCTGTTGGAATCCTGCTACACCTTCTCCGAGCCCTTCGTTCGTGGAGCCCCAGACGCCACCGGACACAACCTAGGGCGCCAAGCCGTGGGCAAGCAACTCTTCCTCGACATCGTCACCCATTGCCCAACCGAATACATCCTAATGATCCAAGAAGCCACGCATAAGGAGATCGCAGAAAATGTCGGACACGAACGTAACCAACGATCCGCCTCAGGGGAACCAACCGGAAGCTCGGACCTCGGACGGGACCCTGAAGGACCAGAACCCGGCGCCGTTGGGGAATACGACCCCTACGCCGACGCCGGAGAAGAAACCTGAAGGCGGATCGTTCCTCACCCAGGACCCCCCGAAGCCTGAGGACAAAAAGCCCGTCGAGGGCGATCCCAAGCCCGAAGGGGATAAGAAGCCGGAAGGCGAAGACAAGCCGAAGCCGGATCCAGCCGCAGCCGCTCCCGAGAAATACGAGTTCAAATTCCCCGAGGGCTACACCCTTTCTGAGGAAGGTTCGAAGGAAGTCACCGCCCTGTTCAAAGACCTTGGATTAAGCCAGGACCAAGCCAACAAACTCGTCGACTACTACGGCAAGAACCTCCTCGCCTCCGCCGAAGCCCCGTACAAACAATGGGCCGACACCCAGAAAGAATGGGTCTCCGACATCCACGAGCGCTTTGGGTCCAAAGCCGAAGCCACCCGCCGTGACATAAACGAAGCCATCACCAATGCCATGCCCCCATCGCTAGCGAAATCATTCCGCACCGCCCTGGACATCACCGGCGGCGGATCCAACCCAGACATCTTCGAGGGCCTCTCTATCCTTGCGAAGTCCCACATCGAGGGCAAACCCGTTCCGGTTGGGGGCCAATCGCCTCAGGCCAACAAGCCTCCCGGAGCCCCCGATCGCCCATCGCTCGCCGAAGCGATGTACCCCCATTTGGCCGCGAACCGAGGCCAATAGCAATCCCCGACGTCCACCGCATGGCGGTTGAACGGCAAAGCCCAGAGGAACCGAGGATACCCTAAAATGAAACCGTTCAACCCCCATTAGGAACTAACATGGCACAAGTCACCATTGGCACAACGGCACTTACCTACGCCGATTGGGCAAAGCGTATGGACGACGGCTACAAAGTCGCCGCCATCATTGAACTCCTTTCCCAGACGAACGAAGTCCTCGATGACATGATGGTCGTCGAAGGCAACCTCCCCACCGGTCACAAAACCACCGTCCGCACCGGCATCCCCCAGGCCACTTGGCGCCTGCTGAACACCGGCGTGCCCAACGCCAAATCCACCACCGCCCAGCTGGTCGAAGCCTGCGGTAACCTCGAAACCTACTCCGTGATCGACAAGGACATCGCGGACCTCAACGGCAACACCCCGGAGTTCCGTCTCTCCGAATCCCGCGCCTTCCTCGAGGGCATGTCCCAACAGGTCGCCTCCACCCTGGTCTACGGCAACCAGTTCGCCAACCCGGAACGCTTCACCGGTTGGGCCCCTCGCTACTCGACCAAAACCGTCGCCAACTCCGTCACCGCGAACAACGTCCTCGATGGCCAAGGCACCTCCAACACCAACACCTCCATCTGGGTGATGACCTGGGGCACCGATACCAACCACGCGATCTTCCCCAAGGGCAAGCTCGCTGGCCTCCAGCAGCGTGACATGGGCGAGTGGCCCGTGACCGACTCCTTGGGAAATACGTATCAGGCCTACCGCGAGCACTTCAAGTGGGAAATCGGCTTTGCCCAACGCGACTGGCGCTACATGGCACGGATCGCCAACGTTGACGTCACTCAGCTAACCGGCGTCTCCGCAGCGAACCTGATCAACCTCCTCGTTCGCGCTCTCTACCGCCTCCCGACCGCTCCCGTCTCCGCAACGACCATCCAAACCTCCGACACCCCGATGGTCCGCGCCGACATGGGTCGCACCGTGATCTACGCGAACCGTATCATCCGGACCTACCTCGATCTCCAAGCGATGAACAAGACCAACGTCCTGCTCCGCCTGGAGGAATTCAACGGCAAGCCCATCATCATTTTCCGTGGCATCCCCATCCGTACCGTGGACGCCATTCTCTCGAACGAAGCCCAGGTGGTGTGATGTCGATCATTCCTAAAGGAACTCCGGTCACATACACTACCGTCAACAGTCAGATCTGTCCCGGTCTGGCTGCTGATGATAACGGAGTGGATTCCCACATCCTTTATTTCGATGGTGCCTGGAACGTATCCAACCCAGTTGCAACTCGTGATGATACGCAGACTACACCCAATAGCTGGGCACCTGTGATGATCACTTCTCAATTCAAGGGAGTTTAACATGATCCTCGATGGTCTTCTGTGCTTCACTGGTTCTTCAAAGGGAGCTTCTGGTCCTCC